CGTGAAATATCGTCAGGAGTATAGGGCGCTTCACGAGGCGGGGAAGTTCAAGGGCTTCTCCGTCAAATCGTCCCTCAAGGAAATCGAACGACTGGTCAAGGAAACGGGCGCCAAGACACTGCTCGACTACGGCTGTGGAAAGGGACTCCAGTACACCGAGAAACAGTACCACAAGCGTTGGGGGGTTCTCCCCGCCCTGTACGACCCCGGTGTTAAGGGTCTCGACACCAAGCCTCTGGGGACGTTTGACGGGGTGATTTGCACCGATGTTCTGGAACACGTTCCCGAAGAGGAATTGGACGGGGTTCTCTCCGAAATCTTCGGTTACGCGAATAAGTTCGTCGTCCTGTCGATATCGACCCTGCCGGCGAAGAAGTTTTTCAAGGACGGCACCAACGTCCATGTCACTGTAAAGCCCGAGTCTTGGTGGAGGGAGAAACTTCCCACCAAAGACATTCTTGTCTCTCTAACCTTCCGCGACTAACTAAATGCGCGCATTCATAACTGGCCTCACAGGCCAGGACGGACACTATTTGTCCAAATTACTCCTTTCCAAGGGGTACGAGGTCTATGGGTTGGTACGACGAACCTCCCAACCGAAGCAGGTCCCAGACGTGAACGTCATCGAGGGCGACGTTACCGATCCTGGGATAGGAAACATCATCAAGAAGATCAATCCCGACGAGGTGTACAACCTCGCGGCGATGTCCCACGTCGGAGAATCTTTCAAGATCCCCCGGACGACGTTCGAGATCAACGCTCTGGGGACGCTGAACATCCTGGAGGCGGTGAAACACACGCATTCCAGGTTCTATCAGGCGTCCACGTCTGAGCTGTTCGGCAACTCGCCCCCGCCACAGAGCGAGAAGACGACGTTCTATCCCCGGAGTCCGTACGGGGCGGCAAAGCTCGCGTCTTACTGGCTGACGGTGAATTACCGCGAGTCCTACGGGCTCTTTGCCTGTAACGGAATCCTCTTCAACCACGAATCCCCGCTAAGAGGGAAGGACTTCGTTACCCGGAAGGTCTGTGACGGAGTCGCGGAGATCGTGCAGGGGAAAAGATCGCATATCACGCTCGGAAACCTGGACGCCAAGCGAGACTGGGGCCACGCCGAAGACTTCGTCTACGGCATGTGGCTCATGCTTCAACAAGACATGCCGGACGACTTTGTACTGGCGACCGGCGAAACCAGAAGCATCCGCGACCTTCTTGATGCCGCCTTCGGTTACGTCGGCATTCAAGACTGGTCCCCCTACGTCAAGACGGACAAGGCCTTTTATCGCCCCGCCGATGTGGATTGTCTTATCGGCGATGCAACAAAGGCCAAGACCAAGCTCGGTTGGGAGCCGAAGCACACGTTCCAATCCATGATCGGCGAGATGATCGACCATGCGCTTAGCGTCTAGCACCTGGGGACCGGAGGAAATAGAAGCCATCCACCGGGTTATCGACTCCGGGATCTACACGATGGGCGAACGCGTCTCGGAGTTCGAGAAAGCCTACGCCGACTACTGCGGGACGAAATACTGCATCGCCTGCAACTCGGGGTCGAGCGCCAATCTTCTCATGGTGGCCGCCTACACCCTGAGGCACGGAGCCGGATCAATAACGGTTCCCGCCGTTTCCTGGTCGACATCATTCAGCCCACTCCAACAGTACGGCTGGCATCTTCGCTTTATGGATGTCGACCTCGACACGCTGAACGCGCCGACAGACTTCGCAGTCAACCTTCTCGGAAACCCCAACCCCACCGGGTTTCTGGAAGACAACTGCGAGTCCATGGGCGCCGAGTACGAGGGCAGAAAAACAGGTTCGTTCGGGGTCATGGCGTCTCATTCGACGTTCTTTTCCCACCACATCCAGACCATGGAGGGGGGATTAGTTACCACGGACGACGAGTATTTCTACCAGATGTTGTTGTGCCTTCGCTCCCACGGGTGGACGCGACACCTACCGAAAGACAACGTTCTAAACGCCAAGGTCGGGCCGTATGAATTCATCTACCCCGGCTACAACGTTCGTCCCATCGAGATGCAAGCCGCTATCGGCATCGAACAGCTAAAGAAGCTGCCGAAGTTCGTCGAACAGCGACGAGAGAACGCGGAAGGCTTCAAAGAGGTCGCCAAACGCAAAGGCTGGCGCATCCAGAAAGAGGTTGGCAAGTCCTCCTGGTTCGCCTTCGCCATCCTCTCCGACGACATCGAAGAGGTGAAGCAGGAACTGACGGCAAAGGGCGTCGAACACCGCCCCATCGTCGCCGGAAACTTCGTTCGTTCCGCGTCGATAAAACATTACGACTACGAAGCCGGCCCCCTGCCAAATGCCGATTACGTCCACACGAACGGCATCTACATCGGCAACCATCATCTGCCCATTGATTGGAGCATTCTGTGATCCGAGTTTTCATCGGTTACGACCCGGTAGAGGCGGGGACACTCTACACCCTGGCGCACTCGATCCAGACCCGCTCAAGTATCCCGGTCTCGATCACGCCGGTTGCCTTGAGTTCTCTTAGGGGCATTCTGACCCGCGACCGTCACCCGTTGCAGAGTAACGATTTCTCGTTTTCGCGTTTCCTGGTTCCCTGGATGTCGGGGTTCGAGGGCTGGTCCATCTTCATGGACTGCGACATGGTCGTGACAGACGACATCGCCAAGCTGTGGGCGTGGCGGGATGACAAATACGCGGTTCGTGTGGTGAAGCACAACTACACCCCGCCGGAAGAGACCAAGTACCTCGGCAACGTCCAGACCCAGTACGGCCGCAAGAACTGGTCGTCCGTAATCCTGTTCAACAACGCCCGTTGTAAGACCTTGACGCCGGACTATGTGAACACGGCGGATGGTTTGGACCTTCACCAGTTCCGCTGGCTGCAAGACGAAGAAATCGGCGAGCTGCCGAACCACTGGAACAAGTTGGTGGGGTACGACAAGACCACGAACCCGTCCCTGATCCACTACACGACGGGCGGGCCGTACTTCAAACAGTACGCGCACTGTGAACACCACCACGAATGGTGGAAAGAGTTCACGTTAATGACCTTCATCAAGAATGAGTAAGCTCGCTGACGCCGCAGGCATCATCGCGCAGCTAGAGAAGTACAAGAACACCCACAAACTCGACTACTACGCCCCTTACGACTATCAAAAGCGCTTTCACAACGCGCCGGGGCACAAGACCGACAAACCGGCCCGTCAAAGGGCATTGATGTGTGCGAACCAAATCGGCAAGACCTATGCCGGCGCGCACGAAGTCGCCATTCACACAACCGGGAAATACCCGGCCTGGTGGGAAGGAACACGATTCAACCACCCCACGGAATGGCTGGTTGCCTCGACAACGAACGAGACGACTCGTGATCGTTGTCAGAAAGACTTGTTCGGCGAGCCCGTAGACGAGAAGGCGCTAGGAACGGGAACCATCCCGCTGGAGTGCATCGGCGACAAGATCCGGAAACCGGGCGTCCCCAACGCTTACGACTCGGTCATGGTCAAGCATGTTTCGGGGGGTTGGTCGAAGGTCGTCTTTAGAGCCTACGAGCAGGGCCCGAAGAAGTTCATGGGGTCTCGTCTTACCGGAGGCTTTTGGGGCGACGAAGAACCCCCAGCGGAAATCTGGTCGCAGATGGTCCGAGGGACGTTCGCCACCAACGGGGTTGGTCTACTCACCTTCACCCCCGAAGAAGGCATTACCGAAGTCGTCGCGGGGTTCCTGAACGACATTCAGTTAGGGCAGGCCCTTATCCGTGCCGCATGGGACGACGCGCCGCACATGACGCCGGAGAAACGGGAACTCGCCTTAGCCGGCATCCCCGCCCACGAAAGGGCGATGCGGTCGAAAGGCGAACCGATGATGGGCTCGGGACGGGTTTTCCCTGTCTCGGAAGAGCAAATAACAATCGACCCGTTCGAGATTCCGCCGCACTTCGCACGGATCAACGGCATCGATTTTGGTTGGGATCATCCCTTTGCCTGCGCCTTTCTTGCGTGGGATCGGGAAAACGATGTCGTCTACGTCTACGACGGCTACCGAGAGTCTCGAACCCTCATTCCCATTCACGCCGCCGCCATCAAGGCAAAAGGCGACTGGATTCCGTGTTCGTGGCCGCATGACGGCATGAAGCACGACCCGAAGTCGGGAAAGACTCTCGCGGAACATTACAAAGAGCACGGCGTGAACATGTGGCACACCCACTTCACCAATCCTCCGGCGATGGGAGAAGAGGAGGGGAAGGGCGGTTATGCCGTGGAGCCGGGCGTTTTCCAGATGCTGGAGATGATGGAGACAGGCCGATTCAAGGTCTTCTCCACCGTCAAGCCGTTTTTTGAAGAGTTCCGCATGTACCACCGCAAGGACGGAAAGATCGTTCCGCTAAACGACGACTTCCTGTCCGCGACCCGTTACGGGGTCATGTTCCGACGACATGCCCAAACCAAGGTCATTCGCACCCACCAACAACCCATTAGGGCGGGAATAAAGAATTGGTAGACGACATCAAGAAGCGCCGCATCTCAGACAAAGACTGGGAAAAGGTTGCCGAGTACGTCAAAAACGAACTGCAAAAGCGCAAGACCGACCAGTTCCGCAAATGGCATGAGGCCGTCTGGAAGGAAGTCGACAGACAGGTCTCGATGAAGCCGATGGAGTCGTTCGACTCCTCTGGAAACGCGGTCAAGAACGACTGGCACAACACCATCGAGCTTGGGGAGTTAGCGAGAGCTTCGGAGATCATCACCGCCGACGTTCGCCGGCTTATTTTCCCGACGACCCGCGCATGGTTCGAGGCGCACGTCGAACTTCCCCCGGCGATGAGTCCGGAAACGGGTCAAAACCAGCACGACCAGAAGGCCCAAGAGTTCGAGGACGGGAAACTTCGGGCCATGATGGCGCAACAGCACGCGGACTTCGGCTTCAAGGCCCGCATGGAGTTGTCGGTTAAAGAAGCTTTGCACCACGGCTCTTTCGTCGCCGAGGCCCGCCAAGAATCCATGATGCTGGTTCAAGGGGCCGGGATCAAGAACGTCGCCGCCCCGGTATGGGTTCCCCATTCAATGTGGAACTGCTACCCCGATCCGTCGCCGTCTGTGATCGGGACAAACATGTTTTACAGCGGCTCGATGATCATCGAGGAATTCATTCCGCTGCACCAACTGAAGCTCGCCGCCAACGGTTCGGGATGGATGCCGGCGCAGCTCCAGAAGATCCCGAAGCAAGAGAATAAGAACAAAGACGTTACGACCAAAGACGTTCGCCTGACGCGGTATTTCGGCGACATCGCCATAAACCGGGGAGATGGGGACATTCTGCTACCCAACTCCAAAGTTATCCTGGCCAACGACGTTATCGTCTATTACGCGCCCAACTCGCTTCCGTTCTCGCCGATCATCTACAACGGCTACGAACGACTCGACGTTCGCGATCCGTACTACGTCAGTCCGCTGATCAAGCTGTCGCCGATTCACAAGATGGCATCGGTTCTGGCGAACAAGTACCTCGATGCCGTCGCGCTTCGGACTGAACCCCCGATCCTGTACGACGGCAACGACCCGCAATTTATCGCCAACGGCGGGCCGGTGATCGCGCCGGGGTGGAAGGGGGCGACGAAGGGAACCGCCCGTTACGAAGTCATCGAGGTGGGCGATCCGAACTACGCCCTTCAGGGTCTCCAGTCCGCCCTCGACCAGCTCCGCCAGGGGACGAGCGTTGACGCTTCGCGGGCGGGTGGGGGAGATACCGCCGACAAGACAGCGACCGAGATCCGTCAGCAGTCTGCAAGAGGCGAGGTTCGTGTGGTCGATTTCGTCGACAAGCTCGAATTCTCGCTCAAGACGTTCCTCTACATGCAACACGAGATCAACAAGTCTCAGCTCGACCGGTACAGCTTCTACAACCCCGAGATGGACGCGCCGGATTTCATGTGGATGGCGCAACAAGAGCTTCCGCCGAACGTGCATTTCGACATCGTCGGTGCACGCGGAGTCTTGGGAGAAGAGGAAAGGGCACAGAAAGCCACGGCCGTTACAGCCTTTGCCTCCGGCAACCCGCTTTTTGCCGGTCTGCTCAAGCCCGTCGAAATCATCAAGGAGATGTACCAAGACGCCGGAGTCAAGAACCCCGAGCGGTGGCTGAACATCCCCGACGACGAGACGGAAGTCCTCAAGCAACAAATCGCCTCCGAGTTTGAGGAGGCGATGAAGGAACACGAGGAGACCATTGCGGAGCTTGAGAAGAAAGTAGCGATTCAAGCGGCCGTGAATGACGCCAAGGTCACCGAAGCCCAGATGAAGACCCAATACCAAGCCGAACTGGCCAACTTCAAGGCCCAGATTCAGGCCGAACTCGACACGATCAAGACAAACCTCAAGATCGCCGAAGCCGAATCGAAGATGAGGAAACCCGATGGCGAGTAAATACGCCGACGCCATCCTCATCCTGCACAGCCATCCGTTTTTTGAACAACTCGCCCAAGACCTGCTCGCGCTTCGCCCTGTGATACCGACGTTCGATCCTCGTCAGGACAATACCGACGAATGGAAATACAACTCGGCCGCGCAGGAGGGGTTCGACAAGGCTTTAGCGTTCTTTCAAATCAAACAGGAGTAAACCATGACTGATCAAACCCCCGTGCAGAGCAATACGCCTGCCGAGAATACCGCCGCGCCGCAACCGAGCCTTGAAGACATCTCCAAGGAATTCAGCGTTGAAGAGCAAACGAGAAGTTTCACGGCCCAGCCGCAACAGCCTCAGCCCGCGTATCCGCAGTACACACCGCCGCCCCAGGTGCCGGACCCGGTAATCAACCCGGATGCGTTCTTGCAGTACGCGTGGCAGCAGAACCCCGCCGTTCCGCAGCTCACCAATCAGCTCCAACAGGTGAGTGCGAAGTTGCAGGCGTTCGAGCAGCAACAGGCACAAGCAAAGCTGGAGGCCGACGTTAATCGGGCAGTTTCCAAGGTTAACGAAAAGCTCAAAGTCGATCCGCTGTTGGCAGAAGCCGCCCTAGAGGCGGAATACCGTCGCAACCCCACCTTCAAGCACATCTGGGACAACCGGGACCGAAACCCGGCGGCCTTCGATCGGGCTTTGGAGGTCATGGGTAATCAGTTGTCCACGCGATTCGCCGTCAGGACCGATCCCCAGCTTCTCGAAAACCAACGGGCTGCCGTCTCTTCCCAACGCACGATGGCAACCAACCCGCAATCGAACCCCGCGATGGACGCATTAAAAATGCCCCAGGGTGACTTCGAGGCGTGGTGGGAGGCCACAAAACGAGGTTTTTAAACAATGGCACTAGACGTCTCCAACCTGACGAGTACCGTACAAGCCCCGGTCAACTTCGTCTACATGCGCGGTCTTCTCTCGGCCGCAAAGAAAGTCCTTCCCTTCTTCAACGGCACCCTGCCCGGCAAGCTCGAAAAAGCCGGTGGTTCGATGTCCGTCAAGTGGCGGCGCATCGAGAACCTGGCGCCCGTCACGACCGCCCTCTCGGAACACACCGAGAACGGTCCGGCGGTGTTCGGTCTGGGTCGTTCCACGGTGAAGCCGACCGTCACCGACGTGACGAAGGCGATTGCCAAATTCGGCAATGCGATCCTTCTGACCGAGGAAGTCGATCTCTTCAACATCAACTCCAACACCATGAGCCTCATGGAAACGCTGGGCGCGAATGCCGGCGAGTCCTTGAACGCCACCATGCGGGTGGAGTACGACAACGCGACGAACGTCCGCTACGCCTCCAACGCGGCGAACAAGTCCGCTGTCGTCGCCGAGATGAAGGCGAACGACATCAAGTGGGCGGTGAACAAGCTGAACCGCGAAAACGCCCAGGTCTTCACCTCCATGGCGACGGGCTCGCGGAACATCACCACCTCGACTGTTCGTTCGAGCTTCTACGGCATCTGTCACCCGGACGTTGAGGAAGACATCCGCAACATCACCGGGTTCGTGGGCGTGGAGCAGTACGGCGGCTACACCGAGACCCTCGTCGGCGAGTTCGGCGCGGTGAACGGCGTTCGCTGGGTGGCGACCACCATCGCCCCCATCGAGACCGGCGCCGGCACGACCTCCACGTCCAATACGTTCCGCGGTACGTCGGTCGATACCAACGACCTCTACACCTCGTATGTGTACGGCAAGGAAGCCATCGGCTCGATTGGCCTGGGTAACGAATACCCGTCCTCGACCTACGTCATGTACGAGAACAAGCCGCAGCCGATTGAGCTGATCGTCCACAAGCCCGGTTCCTCGGGCGTGGCGGACCTTTACAACGAAATCGGGTCCATCGCCTGGAAGGCGTGGTTCGGCGGCAAGATCCTCAATGGCAACTGGGTGGTGAAGATCGTCACCCTCGCCAAGGATCTGGGTGCCTAAGCAATCGGGGGGCTTCGGCCCCCCTTCTTTTTTGGGGAGCTAATGGCTACGTTCATTGATGGTGTAAATCGCCTCCTGAGAATCAACAACATCATTAAAGGAGACGACGACAACATCACGACGTTCTCGGACTCTCAGCACGCCGCCGACATAAATCAGGCTCAGATTGCCATTCAGGACGAGTTGGCGGAGATCGTGTCGGAACGGCTCATTCCCTACGAGAAGACCAGCAGCACGATCACCCTGGAAACCGGAACGCGAACCTACGCATTGGAAAGCAATTTCATCCGATTCTATGGGGTCGCGTCTTTCTACGACTCCACCCAGAACGTTCGCCTCTACGAGTATCCCGGTGGAGAGTCTGCGTTAAGGGACCAGGATTACCAGTACGCCACCGGCACCAGTACACCGGTTTGGTGGTATTGGGAAGACACGACCTCCAAGAAGGTCGCGTTCTATGCGGTTCCAGACGCCAACTACAACGGACGCTCGCTTTCGTATGACTACGAAAAGAGCGTCATGGTCTCGGATTCGACCGACACCATCCCCTTTCACAACACCGAGGAGTATTACGCCTTCGTCTCGATGGCGGCACGTCGGTTCCGCTTCATGATCACCAATCAGGATCTCGGCCTCCTGACAGCGGACGCGACGTACAACAACGCCAAATCTCGGTTGTATGCGTTCCTGCGCCCGACGAACGCGAACGGGAAGTACGGCCGCTCCTATGGCTAATTTGACCTTTGAGGGCGGATTAAACGAGCAGGACGCGAGTCTTGTTGACCCTTCCGAGTGCATCGAGGGCTACAACTTCGAGCTGGGCGGGAGAAATACCCACTACCAGCCGCGCAAGCCGTTTGACTTGTTGGGAACTGCGACCAACGCCAGCCAGATCAACGGCTTTATCCAGCTCATCAAAGCAGACGACACCGAAACGACACTGGTCCAAGCGGGGGACACCGTTTACTCCTGGGACGGCGGCGCGACCTTTACCAGCAAAGGAACCGTTAGCACGTCTTCGCGGCTTCGCGGTGCAACGTGGACCCTCGGCGGGTATTCCGTCATTGTCGATACAGCAAAGGCGACGGTCGTTAAGAAGTGGGACGGGACCAGCTTCACGACCCTAACCACCGGCCTCTCTCCGGCAACCCTGTACGCAAAATATGCCATCGTGCATCTGGGCAGAATGTGGCTGTTCAACGTCAAGACTGGTGTTGATACACCGCACCTGATGGTGGCGTCGGAGTTTGAAGACCCCGAGTCCTACGACACCGCCAAACGCGCACAGGACTCGACGTTCTCCACCGGCAACGAAGCCTTCTACATGGTCACACCCGACCTCAAGCCGATCAATGGGGTGGCTCTCTTCTTCGGTTCGCTCGTGGTTTCCACTATGGGCGGGCAGTTGTGGAAGCTGACGGGGACCGATTCGATGGACTTCGCGTGGGTGCCGTTCTATGCCGGGTCGGCGGCGATAGCCACCGAGACGATGGCCAACATTGGCGACGATGTTGTCTACATGAAGCGCGACGGGGTTATTGAGTCGATATCGGCGACCGAGAAATTCGGCGACACCAAAACCGACGACCTGTCCCGGTGGGTTTCTGGCACCACGGACGGCCTGACGAGCTGTATCACGGTCTACGACCAAACGAGACAGAAGGTCTATTTCTTCGCGGGGTCGAACAACCTCCTTGTGCTGTTCAAGGAAATGCTGGCGACCAACCTGTCGCCGTGGTCTGTATACAGGACCGCAAATGCGGCCAGCTTCTCCACGAATGCCGCGATATACATGAGGCAACCCGGCGCATCGAATTATTACGTTTACTGGGGCGACGACTCTGGAAACATCTATCAGATGGACGGGACGGGCGACGGGGATGCGGGGTCGGATGCGATTTCCGCTCACCGAAGAACACGCATGTTCGACCGGGTAGAAAGGAAAGACGGCTCCGTCTTCGATCCCAACACGGACGTTCTTCGGGGGCGGGTCTATTACCGCCGCGTGTCGGATGTGGATCTCCTCATGGACGTAGAGTGGGCGGACGATTACGCGACAAATCGCTGCACCATCCCCCTCGATGGTCCAGCTTCCGGCGACTCCGCATCTTACTTTGGTGGATCGGCGTATTTCGGCACCGATATATACCTTTCTCTACCAGGCGCGTCCGGCAACTACGCGAGCACGCCGGATAGTGCTGCCGTATCAATTACGGGCGACATCGACATTCGGGCGAAGGTGGCGCTGGACGATTGGACGCCATCCGCACACCAGACGATAGCGAGCAAATATCAATTTACCAGCAGTTCCCCATTACGGAGCTGGCTATTTCGGGTTGGCACAACGGGACTACTGCGGTGGACGTGGTCAACGGACGGCGTAAACACGACAACAGCAGACTCCACGGTTGGGCTGCCATCGCTCGGGAATGGCGACGCAAAATGGTTGCGGGTTACACACCAGAGCGACGGTGCAACAGGAACGATAGTGAGATTTTACACGTCGGACGACGGAGAGACGTGGACCCAACTCGGCAGCGACAAAAATCCTACAGCAACACATTCGATTGCAGGCTCAACGACAAACGTGCTGCTCGGCGCACACGGATCGACCGGTCAGTCCGACGTAACGGCCGGCAAAATCTACTACGCCGAAGTCCGCAACGGCATCGACGGGACGGTCGTTGCCAAGTTCGATCCGCCTAATGATGCAGCAGATGGCGTTACCTCGTTCACATCTTCAACGGGTGAGGTCTGGACAATTAATCAATCAGGATCTCCTGCCGCCGAGATCGTTGATCCAGCATCTTCAAATTTCAACACTGGCTTTCAGTTCTCGCAGAGGACATCAACAAAGGGCTTCTCCGCCGTTGGCAGGGGCCCTGGCTTTTACCTGGGTCTCACGGTCCAGAGTGCGCTGACATTCGACATCATGCGAATCGAGATATGACCCCCAAAGAGCGACGAGATCGACTATTCAAGAAAGACCGACCCCACGTTCGTCCGCTCCAGATATTCGACGGGAACGCATACCACAAGGACATTAAGATTCTCTGGGTGGCGTATCAGAAGGAACCTATTCACTCCTTTCCCAGAGACTTAACCCAGGAAGGCTTCGCGAAGCACGTCGAAAGCCTGGCGCAGCGTCAAGAGCTTTTGATTGCCGAGGACTTCAACCCGGGCTACCCGGATCGCGGCCCCATCGCGCTATTCGGTATTTATGACTTCGACTGGAAGATCGAGCCCCACGTTTATTTCTACAAGTGGGCCACCCCCAGAAACATTCTGAGGACTATCGTAGCCTTCCTACAGTACGTCCGGCATTCCAGAAAGATCGGGTGCTGTGTCGTCTACTGCCTAGAGAAAAGCAAGAACCTCTTCGACCACGTTACAACGTATGGCGTCCTTCATTACGTCGGCAAGATCCATGGCGGCGACGAAAGGGGAGACGAGTACGTTTACAGCGTAAAGGGTAAGCGATGTCCATAGACTTTGGCTTTGGCAAAAAGAAAGACAAATCGACCGAGCTATCCGGTCCTTATTTCCGGGGCACGGGGAATAGTTCGTATGATCCGTTCACCCGTACCCTCAAGTTGGACCCGTCCATTCGGAATCTCCAGGACGAGGGCATCAACCGCGCCCGCGGAATGATGGGGGAGCTGGGGGGAACGATCAGCGACTATCGCTCGAAGCTGATGGGCACCCGTGATCGGCTGGCAGGAAATAATAGCGCCCTGACTCAGGCGCGGGTCAACCCAATCCTCCAGCAGTCGGCCTTGCGCCGCGGTGAACTCCATCGCAGCCACGGCCTGCGGAACATCTCGGGATCGAGCTTCGCCGGTCAAGACATGAACCGGCTCGCCTTTGAGAGCGCCCGCGCCGAAGGGGACGCCAGAGCCCTGGCCGAAGCCGATAACATTTCGGCCATCACCGGCATCGACAAAGACATCGTGAACTCGGTTATGCAGAAAGTTCAACTAGAGGCCCAGTTGAACGGCTACACGACCGACATCGCGAACCAGAGATTGCAGCAGGAACTCGCGGCCTTTGGCCTGGGTAAAGACACAACGTCGACTGGCAAGAGTAGCGGATTTAATGCTGGCGTGAAGTTCGATGTCGCGAAGGCCATGACCGGGGGCACGGCCTAATGTTCGGCGGGATCAGCATTCGCAACGCGAAGGGCGGTGAGGTCGCGACCTTCGGCGCACCGAAACAGCAGCCGCTCGACCTCAGCAACCTGCAGGTGTTGGAAGGCGATGAGTTAAAGAAAGACTTGGAGCGCCGCAACGGTGGTTTGGTCTCGACCCGGGAGCAGGACCGCGCCCAACTCGACCAGATCAAGCAGGGCATTCTGGCGGGCGTGATTTCCGACGAACAAGCGAGCGCACTGATGCGCCGCAACCCGGGGGCACAACTCGAACTGGCCGTCGCCTTGAAACAGGCTAAGCAGCCGAGAGACCCGAGCGATCTGTTTGGTAAGATCGACCCGAAGAACTACACGCAGGAGTCTGTAAGGCGGTTTGCAGAGACACAAGACTTCGCGTCTCTTGTTCCTCGGGATGACCCGAACCAAGCCAACGCCCGCAATGATCGGCTCTTCACCCAGGCTGGGAAACTCCGCGACGAGTTCCGAAACCTGTCGAAGAACTACATGGAGGTGCGGGACGCCTACGGCCGCATTCAGGAGTCTGCCAAGAATCCCTCGGCGGCGGGCGACCTGGCCCTAATCTTCAACTACATGAAGATGCTCGACCCGGGGTCTACGGTGCGCGAGGGCGAGTTTGCGACGGCCCAGAACTCCGCCGGCATCCCCGACCGCGTGCGGGCGATGTACAACAAGACCATCGCCGGCGAGAGACTAGCCCCCAGCACCCGCAACGACTTCACCACCCGCGCGGGCTCGCTCTACAAACGCCAGTTGACGACCCACCAGAAGAACACCGCGCAATACTCGGCCCTGGCGAAACGGTACGGCGTGGACCCGCAGAACGTTACTACCGACTTCACGATGGACGAGATGCCGGCTCCCGCCGCTCAGGTTGCCCCGCAGGCGGCCCCCTCGTCCCGCGTTCGTCGCTACAACCCCGCCACCGGGAAGTTTGAATAATGCCGCAACAGATCGAGGTTCCCGGCGTCGGTATTCTGGAGTTCCCCGACGGGATGCCGGACGCGGAAATAGCGAACGCGATTCAGCGGAACTTCCCCGAGCTTCACGGCGGCGCGCAACAAATGCTCCCGGCCGACGCCCGCACGGAAGAAGCAAAGCTTAAGCAGAAGTTGAGCAACGCCGCTGTCGCCCCGGGCCGGTCCGTGCAACGTGGCGTTCAAGACCTGGCGGAAGGCGTGCAGCAGCTTGGGTTAGAAGCGGTGAACCCCGACGCCGTTCCCGACTTCACACAGCAGGCGCAGCAAGGCCGGCAGCGGTTTGAGGACCAGTACGGCGGACTGCCCGGAACCGACTTAGGCCGCGCTGTGGGCAACTACGGACCGCTTATGGCCATCCCCGGCGCCGGGCAAACATTACCAGCACGGATGGCCTATAACGCCGCCGTCGGTACGGGTATCGGTGCGTCTCAGTTCGTAGGCGAAGGAGAATCACGGGGCGAAAATGCCCTCTGGGGCTTTGGCGCCGGCCTCTTGGCGACCCCAATCGCCGAGGGCATCGCCCGCGCTGCCGGGAAAGTCGCCAACCTCTCTCGCGGCATCTTCAAAGACCCCCAGGCCATCGCTACGATGGAGGCGGGCAAGAAAGCCGGCGTTCCCGTTCTTTTCCCCGACGTCTCCCAAAGCCCGCTGACCAAGAAGGTCGGGATGGGTTTGGAAGAACTTCCTCTTATAGGTATGTCCGTGAACAGAGCGGCCCAGGCGCAGGCTGCTCAAACCGCCACAACGAACCTCTCCGACGACCTCCTGCATAAAGCCGTTCGGGCCGACTACCGGGGCTTAAAGGTCATTCAAGACAAAGCCGCCAAAGGTGACAGAAACGCGCAACGTCTCGTCCAGGAGATGACCGAGGCCGGGGATGATGTGGGTAAGATCGTCCAGACCTCCGGCAACGTGCGGGCGTTTCTGGTCAAGAAGATCGCTGATAAGAAATACGACAAACTCGCATCGCTCGCCGACCCCAAGGGTCCGGTTCCCGCCACCCAAACCGCCAAGCAGGTTGACGACGCGATAGCGCAGATTCAGAACAGCCTCGATCCCGATACGGGCGCCATCAAGATCCTGACCAACCTCAAAGAGAAATTGCAAGGTGCCAACTTCTCCACGCTCCGGGGTTTTCGGTCGGAAGTTAGCAAGCAGATCGACGCCATCTACAAAGGAACGACCCAAGGAATCGGGGCGGGCAGAGAAGACGCTTTGGGTGCGGTGAAACAAGCCCTGGAAGACGACATGGCCAACTTCGCCAAGACGCAGGGCGGCGACATCTTCAAAGCCTGGCGGGGCGCAGATACCTACTACAAGAGTCAGGTTGTCCCTTATACCGAGAGACAGCTAGCGACCGCGCTTAAGAAAGCCGACGCAGATGAAATCTACTCGATGTTCATCAAACGAGGCTTGGAAAGCAAGCCACAGCGGTTCTACAACGCGCTCGACCCGAAAGGCAGATCCGCCGTCCGCTATGGGATGGTGAATCAGGCCAGAGAAGCCGCGACCAAGGAACTCGATGGGCGGATTGCCTTTAGCCCCGCGACCTTTCGTAACAAGCTCGCCGACATTGAAAAGTCGACGGGCGTCTTTTTCAAAGGTGCGGACAAGGCCCACATCGACGGCTATCGCAATCTCATGTCCACGGTGCAGAGAGCGGGACAGGCGTTTGAAAGACCTCCAACTGGTGTGCGGCTGGCCGGCTATGCGGCCGTCGGTGGGACAGGCGCCCTGACGGCTGTAGAGCCAATCAGCGGAACCGTTCTTTTGACGACCGCCGCCGCGACCAAGTTTCTCTGGACCTCTGAGAGAGGAACTAAGTTCCTGCTTGCGGCTTCCCGGTATCAGCCCGGCAGTCCTGAAATGCTACGACTTATCGAGGCCGTGTCCCGACAGGTTCCCAAGGCGACAGCCGTCGCCGCGACCGAATAAATCCAACCATAAAGCAGCACTGATTAGGGCCCCTCGGGGCCCTTTCTTTTTGGAGAACTATGGGCACCAAGTACACAACCGAATCAGTTAGCGGCTACAACGCCACACCCCCGGCCGACGACGGCACCGTGTCGGAAGCGAACAAGGTTAAATGGTCCACGATCAAGACCAAACTGTCCGATGCGATCAAGACGGCCCTGGAGTCGATGGACTCCAAATTAACGACCCACTTTAACACCGGCCCCACCGCGCTTACGACAGACACCACGTTAGGCGCGTCCCACCATAACAAGATGATCCAGGTCTCTGGATCGGGCGTGACCCTTACGCTTTCCGATGCCGCCACCCTTGCTGCCGGTTGGTATTGCTGGATCAGAAACACCGACGCCTCCAACTCCGTCACCATCGGTCGGGCAACCGGCGCGGACACCTTCAACGGAACGGCGGCGAACTACACCCTTCGGCCAAATGAGGCGATTTTGGTTGGCGTAAACGCTGCCGCAGATGGCTTTTTCACGTTCAGCCTCGCACTTTCTGATGCCCAAACAGTCGGGGGCGCGTTAACGCTTAACGGTGCGCTGACGATTGGCGAAACGGCCACGATGTCATCCAAGGCGCTGAACGAAGCCAAGGGATCTGACATCGCCTCCGACACCACCACCGACATCGGCGCCGCAACGGGTAACTTTGTCGACGTTACCGGCACGACCACGATTACTGGATTGGGAACGGTACAGGCCGGCACGAGGCGGGTTGTCCGTTTCACCGGAGCATTAACCCTTACCCACAACGCCACCTCGCTTATTCTCCCCACCGCGGCAAACATCACGACGGCGGCTAACGACAGGGCGGAGTTCATTTCGCTCGGGTCTGGGAATTGGATTTGTACGAATTACATGCCAGCCAGCGGTGCCCCGCTGGCCGCCCCCTCCGCCAGCCAGGGCTCTTCTCTGGTCTACATCGGCTCCGGCACAGCCTCCAGCAGCGCCACCCTCGACTTCACGACCCTTAGCGCGGATTACGACGTGTTTGTCGTTGAGCTGGTGAACGTCACCCCGGCAACAGACGCCCAGAATTTGGTCGCCCGCATGTCGGTCGATGGGGGATCTACATTCGAGGCCGGCGCATCCGATTACACGTCCGGTGCTTCGAGTGGATCGGCTATCACATTGGCCGCCAGCGTATCAAACAACGCTGGCCGTGGCGGCGTCAGCGGAACAATCAAGATTTATGGGGTCCACTCCACATCAGTACACAAAAAGGTAATGATCAGCACGGCTTCTTATGATTCAACTGCCAACGTTGATATAAACCCCGCCGCCTATGCCACCGGATCAGCAACGCTATTAAACAACAACGTGGATGCCATCCGCTTCTTATTTGGCAGCGGCAATATCGCGAGCGGCGAGATCCATCTTTACGGCATCAAGAAAGCGTAAACGACGAACCACGCCCCATTCAATTGCCACCCACACCACGGACAGGAGAAGGGCGGCATTGATGGAGTCGTCGTAGTTGCGACTGTAGAAGGCAATAATGGGCCAGTGGATCAGATATAGGGGATAACACAGCTCCCCGGCCCACTTTGACCACGCATAGTCTTTACCGCTCGATAGCAGCATAACGAACGTCGCGGCCATGATCGCAAGAAAGGCACGCAGATCATTGCTCCAGCCCTTCTTGATGGCGTAGACCACAACGATGGTCAGGGCGATAGCGCCGATCTGCGTTTTCCTCGGGATCTTTCCAGCGTAGAAGAGCAGCGCCCCGGTCATAAAGTAGACCATCGAGACGACGACGGCGGTCCCGGTGAACTCGTCGCCCGAGATCATAAAGCCCTCGCCCAGGCGGTAGAGATTCCCCGTTACCGCGAGATAGAGCAGGGCCGACCCGAGAACAGACATGATGGCTCTAGGCTGGTACACGATGAGCGGGGCGATGAGATAGAACAGGATCTCGAACCCGAGCGACCACGCCGGCGCATTCACCTTGAACGCATACGCCGGGATCAGGGCGAGCGCACCGAGGCCGTTCAAGAGGCTAGGTGTAGCGACCACCGCGACCCCAGCGAGCGTGACCAGATGCAGCGGGTAGATACGCAGGAAGCGGTTCCAGTAGAACGGAGTGGGGCTGTCGTAGTTCTTAACGAGCGTCAGGGTGATGAGATAGCCCGAGACGAGGAAGAACGCCGAGACCATTGCGCGGCCGACGCCGCCGCTGGCGAGATCGAGGTGGGAGAGAAACACACCGTAGGCGAGCAGGAGCCTAAAGAAGCCCAGCATAACTCACCTCCGTGTGTATAATCAGGACAGCCATGACACTACCTCCATAGTGGTGTGGTCAGGACGGGGTAAGTGTTAGCGCACTTACCTCGTCCGCCCCTTAAGTATAGACAAGCTCGCTCGCTTCGGCTAGCGGGCTTTTTTATTGCCTTGAAATCAAAGAGAAAGCGGGAACACAGGGAGGCTTCGGACCCTCCCTGGCCCCTAACCAATCCCCAACGAACTGAGGAACGGCTATGCCCGACAATAGCACCCCCGCCGCCACATGCAAGGCGGCTCCCCATGCATGACCAAGCCAAAGCCGTCGCCGATGCCGCCTCCATCGCGGTCGCATTCAGTACGGTCCTCAAGCTCCTGCCAGCAATAGCCGCTTTATTTTCAATCGTTTGGACAGGACTTCGCATCTACGATTGGTTCGCGGATAGGCGAAAGAAGGGGGCCAAATGACCCTCTCCAGCAAGCAACAGAAGTTCTCCGTACTCTTCGCAAAACTCATCCTGTGGGCTCACGAGAAAGGCTACGGCCTGACCTTTGGTGAAGCCTACCGCACCCCCGAACAAGCCGCCCTCAACGCACAGAAGGGCTCTGGCATCTCCAATAGCCTCCATACCAAACGCCTCGCCGTAGACGTGAACCTCTTTATCAAAGGCGCCTATCAGACCGATTCCGCTGCATACAAGACTCTGGGCGATTACTGGAAAACCCTTGATCCCGATTGCGCGTGGGGCGGGGACTTCAAAAAGCCCGACGGCAACCACTTCAGCCTCGCGCACGAGGGGGTCAAATGAGTTTGTTAAGCAAAATTGGTGCGCTCTTCTCCGGCAAGACTGGCGAGAAGGTCGCAGAGGTCGCGGACGAAGCTTTCCACACCGCGCAGGAGCGCACCGAGACGGACCAGAAAGACCTGTCCGATGCCCGCGCCATGCAGCTCGTTTCCCACGGCTCCATCTTCGATGTGCTGGTCGATGGCCTCAACCGCCTTGTCCGTCCCGGTGTAACGCTCTGGCTCATCGGCGGCTTCATCGGCTGGTGGACCCTTCCCGCAGCGGAGACGATCTCCGACTACTGGCAAAACATCCTTCTGCTCGTCCTGACCTTTTGGTTTGGCGGGCGGGCCATCCTTAAAGACCTTCCTTCGGCCATCCGCCTCATGCGAGGCAAATAAGGGGGTTTCACATGCGCGCCTTACTCTTCGCTGTCCTGCTGTTCGCTCTCCCTGTTCATGCCTCCTATCTGGAGGTCCATTACGAATGCGGCAAGCCGAAACACATGATCGGCTTTCTTGACGGCCAGTACGTTAGCGCCAAGTGGAAGCATGTCGTGACCAATACCGAGCTGCTGGAGTTCTTCAACAAGGTGCTCGCGGAACTTCCCCTGGTGAACGGGCAGAAGGAAATGACTCGGGTCGATGTGGACCTGCCTGCGGGTTATACCTGTCCGGTGAGCGTATGAAGCTCAAACTCGTCTGCGTCACCTGGATAGACGCCCGCACAGACGGGGGCTGGTTCGAGCACGATCCCAAGAAGCCCCGACCCAATCCCCCGCTCAAGTCCTATGGGCTCCTGGTCGAGCGCAACGAGGAATCCATCATCCTCGCCTCGACCTACGACCCCGAATGCAACCGATGGTCCGACCGCATGGAGATCCCCGCTGGGATGCTCAAGTCGGTGCGCACCATCAAGACCGTGGAGGCTTAATGGCTCGCCCAATCTCAGACGAGCAGTGCAGAGAAGTCCTGGCGGTACTCAGACAGTGCGGGAGCAAGGCGGAAGCGGCGCGGATCATGGGCGTCTCCCGAGAGACGTTTAGGGACCGGGTAGGCTACGCGCTGGAAATGCAGGCCAAGGGGAAAAAGGGCTTCACAGTTCCCGAGCTACCGTCCAAATTGCGTCCGGTGGAAGAGCTGCTAGACGAGCGGGAACGGAAATTTGAACAGGTCAACCTCGCCGAAGAGGCCCGAAGGCTCATCAATGTTCGGGTGAACATCGACGGCCCGATAGGGATCTCCCATTTCGGCGATCCGCACGTTGATGACGATGGGACGAACATCGGCCTCCTGCGCCGCCACATCGACATTATCAAGCGCACAGAGGGCTTGTTCGCCGGCAATATCGGCGATGCGATGAACAACTGGGCCGGTAGGTTGGTGGGGCTCTACGCCGAACAGTCCACCTCCGCGCAAGAAGCATGGCAGCTCGGCGAATGGTTCGTCCGTTCCGTGGACTGGCTGTATTTCCTGGACGGGAACCACGGGTGCTGGTCTGGATCCGGAGACCCGGTGCAATGGATGCTGAAGCACTGCAACACCGTCCACGAGAACATGGGGGCAAGGCTTAACCTGATCTTCCCCAACGGCCGCGAGGTCCGCGTGAACACCGCGCACGACTGGCCGGGGCATTCCATGTGGCATCCCACGCACGGCCAGCTCAAGGCCGCCAAGACGCGCTTTCGGGACCATGTCTTTGTGGCCGGCCATACCCACGTCTCGGGCTATATGACGGCCTTCGACGAGGACACAAAGCTGATATCCCATCTCCTGCGTGTGGGCGCCTACAAGACCCATGATCGCTACGGGAAGCAACTGAACCTGCCGAATCAATCCTACTTCGAGAACGCAGTGACCATCATCGACCCCTATGCTAAGAGCGAGCGGGGATTAGTTCACGTCTGCCTCGACGTGGAAGAGGGGGCCGATTATCTCGCCTGGAAGCGGCAGCGGGCTTAGCTATTCGGTGGGGCAGATTTGGGTCATTCTCATAGGCTCTAATAGTACCTTGTGGAACAAATCCGGCGCGGAGCGTCCCATAAGTTGTTGATTTACAATGCGCCCTAATCCGTCCGCATGGCTACGAACCAGGCGGTCGGGAGTTCGAATCTCTCCGGGCGCGCCATATAAAACAAGCACTTGGGCCGGTTAACTACCGGCCTTCTTTTTTGTCTTGTGGAGCTTTTGTGTCGTTGATGTACCCAGCGAGTTCCGCTCTCATGGCCTCCGCATCCTCTTCGTAGCGGTGGGTCGTAAACGGCCAACCATAGTTGCGGTGGACCAATTTGGGCTTTGGTTCTATCAGCACATGCTTTGTCGTGTCTCCGTCCCGCCATGAGGCGACATAATACGGGAACGACTGCTCATGCCCGTCCGGGCATCGGACCTTCTTTTCCTTGGGGCTATCCACAATCTCCACGTCTCTGCCATATCGCATCCGCAGCAGTTCGGCTTGTGTCGGAAAATTGATCATCCCACCGCCCTCAACAAAGGTTTACGCACTATCCGCTCCACACACTCCCGCAGCTTCCTCAACTCCGGCTGTGAGTAATGCCGGGTCACGGTCTTGGGCATGTGGTGGAGCAGGTCTTGAACGTCCCGTTCGTCTACTCCGGCGTCCCGCAGTCTCTTGCCGAACGTGTGCCGCAGGTTGTGGACTCCTTTCAGGTAGCCCGGTACCTTGCCTATCGTGGTGGCCCAGGCCAGCTGCCACGAACGGTTGGTCAGGGTCGCCGTGTCCTTGGGCTCCCCGAACACAAAGCCATCGTCCTTGCCCCGGTATCGCTCAATCACCCTTCGGGCCTCCGAGTTCAGCACGACATAATGCGTCTTGCCGTTCTTAGTACTGGAACCCGGAACGACAAAGACCGTTTCTCCGATCCCCGCGTCCGTCTCCCAGTCCCACCGCAGTCGGACAACACCCTGATCCCGCAGGCCGGTATTGACGGCGAAGAGGCACATATCCCGCATCCGGTCGGTCAGCCTGGCAAAGAGCGCGTCCTGCTGCTCCCATGAAAGCGGGTAGGGCAGCAGCTTCGGCCCCTTCTCCAGCTCGATAATCGGGGCGTTGTCGATCCACGAAAGCCCGTACTCATCGCGCCAGTAGTAGGCAGCTAACCGGAGAATCCGGCGTACTGCCTCCAGGCCCCAGTTGATCGTCCTTGCGGAAACCTTCTCCTTGTACCGGGCCTCTATCCACGGCTTGAGGCTTTGCTTGCTGACCTGCCTTAGCCAGAGACTGCCGATATACGGCATCAGGCTTGCCAGGTGGATCTCATACCGTGCGGCCTCGGGGTAGTCGTCCAGGAACTTCGCCGCCGCGACCGCAAACGTCCGATCAGGTCTTTGGCCGTAAATCTCGGCGTTGTCGATCTCCTGGAGCTTCTGCCTCAGCCGCCTTTCTGCTTCCTTCGCTTCAGCCGTTCCCGCGCTGCCGCGAATACGTCTCCCTCGGTATTGCTTGTTGAAGTAGATGTCTTCGTAGTACGTCCCGTCCGGCCTCTCACGCCATGTGAGCCCTTCGGGGAGCTTTGGTCGTCCCATGTGTTCCTCCCTGGGCGTCCGCGCCGCTTCATATCCTCTTCAAACAGGCGGTCCAGTTCAAGTCTGTCGAAAATCACTTTCCTTCCGTCTTTCCTTTCAGTCAGATACGGACGGAAGTCGCGGTCGAATGTGGCCTTATCCCGGCCAACGTACTTAGGCGCGTCCTTATATCTGATTCCGCGAGGGGTCATGCCTTACTCCACCGCCATCTGCACACGGTTCGGTGGGGGCGGTAACGATATGACAATTCTTATCGTCTCGCCGCACTTACAAGACGCCACCTGGCCATCAAGGCTCTCGGCTATTTCCACCGGCACGCTTTGAGTGTCATAGGATGCCAACACGCATTCGCCGGCCTTGCTCTGGAACTCGACGGCCTCGCCGCACCTCGGACAACTGGCGAATACAGAATCGAACATGCCCATATCTACCCCTCATAACTGTTCCCAAAAATCCTCGCTCCCGCACTTTGGGCAGCGGCCGAAGAACTCGTTGACTTGCCCCACATAGCCGCACCCTCTGCAACCACACCAATAAAATGCGTATCTCATCTCTGTGCGGCCCCGTCGTGTCTCGGCTCTACTTTGTGCCCATTCGTGCAGTACCATCCGTTTTCCTTTCGGCCGGCACCAAACGACCCAAAGTACAGATGCCGCACATTGGCCCCGCATGTCGGACACTTCGGTATGTCTCGGACAATCGCCATCACTCCCCCTCGGCCCCGTCGTTGGCATCTGCTAACTTTGCCGGAGTTAGCTTTTCGTTAGCAGTTGGTACTACGTCTTTCTCCTTCACCTGCCGCTCTAGCTCCGCGCGCTCAACCTTAAGTTTCTGGATGAGGATAAATTGATCACGCGAAACGCACTCTGGGCAGCCGACGTACTGGCCGTCGTGAGTTTGTATCTCGCCAGCTCCATCGCACAGCTCGCACTCGATCTCGGATATGTTCACTGTCCCTCCATCGGCCCATCGTTGAGCCGGATTCGTTCTACACACCTTGCGCCATGAAGATCGAAATAAATGCCGAGGCTGGATCGTCGCAGGGCCTTCGTTGCGCGCGCCCCAACCGCCAGTAGCGCAATGCCGTGCCCCGGGGCCTTCCCGATTGTTCCGTCCGGGCGGATAAACTTGGTTTTGCCTTTCGGGAACAAAACCGCGTCGGCGTCGGCCGCATACTCATGGAACCATTGGCTGCTTGTGTAGGCGCGAACGATTGCGATCCCGTTGCCGTGCTGCAAAAACTTCTCAAGCCAGGGGATATGTCCATTCCGTCCACCAAAGGGCGGGTTCATAAAAACGAATCCTTCCCACTGAGCGCTCAGCCCGTCTTGCTCCTTTGTAATGATTCGCCGCGCCGGCATCCAGTGCCCCGGCCCAGGCGAGCACGGATCAAGATCGAACGTCTCGCCAAGTGCGTCGAATATTTCAGGCGGCGTGTACCACTCGTCAGATTCGCCGATACAGTTTTCGTGCTCAGCCATTACGACCCCTCCGCCTCTCTAATCCGCTCTACACACGCATCGTCCTCGCACAGCTTGTCGGGCTTTCTCCGACGATACCGGCCCGGAGGTGCGATACTCTTGGTCATGCGCTCGATCTTCCAGAAGTATTCCTGGTGTCGGCGCTCTTGCTCCTTCGGGTCCAGCTTGAGGAGCTGGGCGTCTAGCCAGGTTAGGAGGGCGTCTATACAGGCTTGGAGTTTGGTGAGCATGGGCCTAGTCCTCCGGTATCGCGTCATATTCTTCATCGGTCATATCGACCCGCTTGAAACTGATCTCCATGTCCTCGCCGTTGTCGAGTCGATCGCAACTCAGGATGTTTTCGATCATGTCCGGCGCTGGCGTCCATGCGTCTATTGCCTCTTCGTAGTAAAAGAGGCGTGGGTGCTTTTCGGTCGAGTACAGCGGACAGGCGGAGTGGTGGCGCTTGTTCTTTAGCGCCGCCATGTCTCGTTCCGACGAAAAGCACAATTGACTGCAAGTACAATCCATCACCCCTCCTATTCAGTAATCTGGTGCCTACGGCGCTGGCCGGTGGGTTTTGTCGATCACGGTTTCAGGTAACCTGGGCGTCGTGAACCCCTATCCGACCCCTCTCGCTTCCACCGTAACTGTGCCGGCGCCTTCGGTCTTCCCCGTTCGACGGCTCCCTGGGGCGGGGAAGTGCTGCCGTCTCTCCATAACCGCCCCCGCAGGCGGTTAAGACTTCAACTACTTAATCTCCAGTCGTTTTCCGCGTTCCAGGTGTGCGCCAGGAACCGCGCGCCCATCCTTGAGCGCATCGGCAATCGCCTTTTTGTCCGGCTTTGGCGATGGTGGTTCGGGTTGGTGCATGAACTCTGCGGGGATTAACCCTTCCGACTCAATCACGACCCGTGGCGGGTTTTCGCGAACCGCGAGACTGAAATAGGGACATTCAATCTTCGTGATCCCGGCGATATCCATGTTCATTGTCAGGTAATCCCGAATCCTTGCCGCTCTGGCCTCAATCGCTTTCCGTCGCGCCGCCATCGCGGTTTCCGCTTCCATGATGGCTTGCGCGGTGGCTTCCAGGTTGCGGGCGAACATGGCGACATTAGTCGCTTTGACTTCCAGCGCACCGGACAAGCCTTCCAGCGTGTCCGTTACGGACTGCTCGTCAAGTTCCATGGTTGCCAACTGTTCAGCGGCATAACGGTATTCGTCAGCAAGAACATAAAGAGAAGTCATTAGGAAATCCTCTAGAACGGGATATCGTCGTCAAGATCGCCGGCCGGATTCTCAGACTCCCGCGCCGGCTTGCCCATGTCCTGATATTCCCGAGACTGTGTAATGGTGTTACGCACCCATTCCGGCAGGGCGTCGAAGACCTTTTGGTCAAACTCGGCCAGCGAGAAGGAGACCGGAGGATTGATCGCCGGCTTGCAGGTCATGCCCTTGGGGAGCTTGGCGACTCCGGCGACATTGGCGTAAGTCTTCCCGCCCTTGTCGTTGTGGATCACCGTCAACATGCAGGGCTGACCCAAGACCTTGAACAGATCGAATCCCAGCGCCTCTTCTTCCGTGAACTTCACGCCGCGCCAGGTCTCCAACACCCCACGAAGCGCCGCCTTTTCGCTCAGGCTCATCGTGTAGCGGTTGGAGATAAAGAACGGACGACCGTCCTCCATGAGTTCGTCGGGGAGTTCAAACCCGAACAGAACCTTGTGCTGGTGCTTCTCCTGTCCCTGCCACGTCGTCTTCTGAGTACCCAGGTCAATGACCCAGGAACACCGGGCGGCGTGCGTGCCTGCCGGAATGATGGGGAAATCTTCCCCGGTCTTCTTAGCTATGAGTGCCATTGCGTTTTTCCTCTATCAATTGATATTCACGCTTAAAATGCTCTTTATGCCTTTCTAATAGGCGTTCGAGCTTTCCCACTTCTTCTTCCCATTGCCGGTGAAGAATCTCTTCTTGATGCGCCCATGCTTGGAGGTCGTCCATCAGGCGTCACCCAAAATCACCTTCCTCGCCTCTCTCACCCACGCCTTATCCGATGGGCTCATCATGTCCGACTCCATGCGCTTTAACATTTCCTCTCCGTTACGCTTGGCGTAGAGCTGGAGGCGGGCGCGGTTGAAGCGTTGCTCGACTTCGGCGATGTGTTCGGTCTGGGCGTTCATTCGTCTGGCTCTCGCTTGCTGAACGTTTGCACGACAACGACCTTTTTCTCTTCCTTGCAATCCAGGTCGTAGGCGTCTTCCATCCAGTCGATTGCCTCGGGTTCGCCGTGCTTGCCGCCGCCGTACCAGTACGTCCAGCCAACCCAGGAGCCGTCCGGCATCTTTGCGGCAACCGACTTGGCCTCGTAGTGGCGGGACCATTCGCACGGTAGCTTCGTTTCCACTTCGCCGCTGCGTATCTCGTTCTTAGCGTCCCAGTGCATGTCCTCTTCGACTAGCTCGTCGTAGAGTTCATCGACGTTTTCTGCTGTCACGTCGGGCGCGTCCTCCCGCGTCGCAACCAAAATGGCCCACTTCAATTTCTGTTCTGGTGTCATTACCGGACCTCCACATGCCCCGAATTAAGCAAGGCGTTGTACTTGTCCACCGGATTCAGTTTCAGCCGCTCCAGCAGCGCCAGCATTTGCTTGTATTGCCCGGCGCGGTCTTCCCCGTAACAGGCGACGATGACGACGGTCGGGTGGTCCAGCACATCGCAGCCGGTGTCCTTGCCCATGGCCCGGTGAAGGTTGGACGCTTCCATTTCGCCCAGGATTTGCTGACGGACGGCCACGGTGTTGATGGCATCGGCATCCGTAGCGAGTAGCAGTAGAGCGACCATTACGATGGATTTCATGGCTTACCCCCGATGAGTCATGTTGTGGATGTTGTTGGCCAACTCCTGTGCCATGTCGGCCGCCTGGTGTCGCGTGTCTCGTTCGATATCTTTTGCAAAGAGCCGCAAGAGCCGTTCAAGATCGCCGCCAACGGCCACCTCAATCACAGGCATGTACTCTGCGATTTTCTGGTTGAAGTATTCGTCGTTGTTCATGCGACCTCCCGAAACCTGCACAATTGCCACACCTTGAACATCACCCGCTGGCTCCAGGTCATTTCGCTGGGCAGCGGCGTTTGAATCCAGCGTTTATCTGCGCCGTCGATTACCATGCCCGCCGCGCCTCCGCATTAATCGCCCGCGCTTCCCGCATCCGTTCGGTGTCAGGTTCCTTCGGCAGATGCGTCGCCGCTATGTGGCCCTTGTACGTCTCATTCAGTTGCTCGAAGAGGTACGCGCCCAGGGCGATGTCGTCCTCGATGAGGCGGGCCAGCTTGGAGACGGACAGCTCGCCGAGGGTCTGGTACACCAGCTCCGGGTTTTCCTTCATCCATTGCTCGATGCTCATTGGTCCTCCATCATGTCTAGGGCTGCGTCCTGCATATCGCAGATGTAGTCGTAGTCGGCCCGCTGTTGCTTAGTCGGCCTAAACAGATAGAGCCTTATGCCGCCGAACTGGTGATACGCCTTTATCCATGCCACGCGGGTTCCCTTTCGTCTGGCGTCCTGCCAGAGGACTTTTGCGACCTCAATGGCGTTGCGGCTCGGGCTCATTCCTTTTCTCCTTGGAACTTGGCAAGAATGGCGCGGGTCATGGCGTCGAACACCTCGGAATTGAACTCCGGGTTATCGACCGCATAGCGCAGCACCCGAACCAGCCCCCGCACCTCTTCCTCATGGGCGGAGAGGGCGACATATGCGTTACCGACGATCTGTAGGGCCTCGTACTTCTTAGAGTCCGACTGGCTCAGGCTAAGAGTTAGGTGGGCGTTCTCCAGCGCCTCCTGCGCTATCTCTAGGTGCTTACTCATGGGACTTGCCTCGGGCGGCAAGTAGGCGGCGGGCCTTTTTGCGTTCCTTCGCCGCACAGTCGGGACCGAAATCAAACCACCCCTGCGAGAAGTCTTCAGGAACGCCGCCAAAGTCGTGGTATGCCAAGACTCGTTGGTCGAGCTCCAGCGGCACAACCTTTGTCGGGTTGAGCTCGCGGCCACAGCGTTCGCAATAAATAGGGTTAGTCATACCTTCCTCCGCTCCGCCGCCAACGTCCGGTCCATCTGCATCCAGCTTGCGACTATCCCGAGTTCGGGGGTGTAGCATTCGCGGATGGGTTGGGCCCAAAACGTCAAGGGGCTCTTCTTCCGATCGGGATGGTTGCACTTGTCGGGTGTGTCGTAGGTGCAGCCTTGGCAGAAGTCGGTCATGGGTGGCTCCTAGTTAGGCGATTCGTTCGCAGTGTTTTTCAAGCCAGCTCTCGTGCATCCAATCGACTGTGCGCGGTCCGGCCTCGACCAATACCTTGTTGTTGCGATGGTCGATTTGCTTCACCGCGACTATCGCACCAGCCGGGAGCGTGAAAACCGAGATACCCATGCGCGTCGGGGTGTCGTGCTTCATTCGCCAATCGCCTATACGGTTCATCTCTCATCCCCTGTGTTGTGGGTGGTGGGGGTTAGGCTTCTGTCTTGGCTTGGGCGCTCAGGGCGGAAAACAACGCTTGCCACTTTTCGCTCGGAGTATGGGAGTCGCTTTGTTCCGCAAGCGCCTTCAGGTCTGCCGCGTACTCTTCCGGGAACTTGAAATAGAAGTTCGCATAGGTCGAATCGAAATCGTCGTCCTCGTCCCGCAGATAGCAGGGGTGCGCGCAAAGGGCGTCGTTTTCTTCTTCGTATGCCTCGCGGTTGCCGCCGCCAGTGCGCGTGTGAATGACGATTTCGTCTCCGCTGATGAAGCAATCGCGGAACCGGGGAACGTCGCCCGCTGTCACGCCGAGAGCGGCCAAGAGAACCGGCGCCGCGTTGTTGGTTCCGAAAAGCATGTTGTAAAGACTCATTCCCATCCCTCCCGCCCTAGGGCGCTGTGCTGTGGTGTTGATGGGCTAACTGTATCTCACAGGTACAGCGGAGTCAACCAGCCAGGAAAAAATATTTTTCGGGGGGTATTGCGGAGGGGAAATGGACGACCGAATATTGCTCCATTACAGGGCATGAGCCCGGTACAGCGAGGAGGTAGGGAAAATGCAATACGCAGAACAGGAACTAAGGGAAATAATCAGGGATGCAGCAGGCAAGGAGAGGCGCAGGGCGCTGTTTCAAGCGATCCTGGTAGCGATTGTTGCCGGAACGTCTATCGGGGCCTGGGAGGCTTCCCAGGCGGTTCTACGGGTGACTACGCTGCAAGTCGCACAAGCTCCCGCACATCCGACAGGTCCAGGGTTGCCGTCTGTAGGCGGCGATATACCATGAGGTAAAGTCGGGCTCTCTTTTCGGCGTCGTGGATGCTTAATTTTTCAGCAGACATAGCATCCTCGACCAACCGAACGGCCCGCACGAAGATATCGGGACTCATTGTGCTCAAGGAATGGGCTTGATCCATCCACCCGTGGGGCAATTCTAACTCCTTTTCAACCCGTCTGGCTATGGCGTCGCCTATGCCCTTAACCGGATTTTTGCCAATGATTTGACCTAGATAGGACAGGGACATGCCCAACAGCTCAGCCAGGCGGGCTTGTCCCCCCTTGTCCTTGGCCAGCAGGCGCAGGTTCTCCCGTCTGATTTCTTTGATGTCCATGGCGCCTTTGTAGTGCGAATTATTTTGCTGGTACACACCGGCAATAGTTGACCTTGGTGTATCTCCCAAGTACACTTGGGCTATATGCTCAAGAACCATCTCAAGTCCCTCCCTTCCGAAGAGCGCGGCAAGCTCGCCAAATCCATAGGCGTTTCGGCGGAATTCCTGCGCCTGGTCGCTGGCGGGCATAAGCAGACCTCCATCGAGGTCGCCCTGAAAGCCGAAGAGCTGACCGGCGTGAAGGGGGCCGGCGAACTTCTCTCCGAATCGAATCGCAAGCTGCTCGCCAGACTGAGGCGGCAGAAATGATTACGTCCCGCTCCATAGCCATGGAGCATCTCCCTAGTGGTGAAAGCCACTTTGCGCCCAATTCATCGGGCGCGTTTTTCTTCTCCCACTCGCCGCGCTGCTTTACCCGTGGCGGCGAGCCGGTCGTGCACACAAGCCCGTGTGCGGCCTTTGCCCCTGCGGGGGCTCTTTTTTTTGTCTGTAGCTCGATTGCTGAGTTCGTTTCCATGGCTCAGCACATTACCCACCCCCGTCTGATTTAACACGAGATAAATCCCATGCGGCCCGACTCCACCCTAAAGCCCCTTAGAACGCCCGCGAAGGCGCTAGACGGCGTTAGCGACTACGAGACGCGCCGATATACGGAGCAATGCCAATGACTTGCAAAGGTGAATGCTTGAGAGAGCGCAAAAACGATCTGGATCTGACCTACGAGAAGATCGCGGATCGCATGACCGCCATCCTCGGCAAGCCGGTTTCCAAGGCGGCAGTCGGACATTGGCACTCGGGTGAAACAGGCATCCCCTACGAGTACCTGGAAGCCTTTATCACCGCCCACGAACTCAAGATGGTTGATTCTGCGGAGATTTGCGTGCCACACGACACGTTCAAATCTCTCAAGAGCATGGCGAAACTCGGCATAGATCACCTGTAACCGGAGCGTCTAGCGATGACTAGCACCAGACTTAACCCAATCGAACGCGCAGCAAAGAACCCGACCTCCCTGCGGGCCGCCATCAACGCGAAATGCTTTGACTGCCAGGGCCGCGATGCTGACCCGGGCGTCGTCAATCGCATCCGCACCTGTGAAATCCCGGCCTGCTCCCTGTACCTGGTGCGGCCGTATCAGAAGGGCGACGAGGAATGACCGACACCATCGGCAAGATAGAACAGCTCTCCGAAGGCTACACCTTCCACGTCAAAGCCATCGAGGCCATGTTCGCTAAGGAGTACATCGAGCGCCTTGCCAAGTGGCTCTGTCGCCAAGACGGCAAGCCCGAAATCGGCGAGGACGGCAGTCCGCAGTGGTGGGAGTACCTGATGACGGCAAGGCAGATTTTGGGGGTTGGGGATGTTCGGTAAAGGTTTAGCGTCTATCGCGGTGTGCGCCCTTGCGGCTTGGGTTGCATACCTCACGAAGGGTGAGACCGGAATCGGCTGGGCAGTCCTTGGCCTGTTTCTGATCTGGGGTTAGCAAAGAACACACAAGAGCCCCCACGGAAGAGGGCCGACACCTGCAAGGACGCACCAACTAGGGGTGCGTATGAACCTACAGAAAGCACATCGCCAAGCACGGCGAATCAAGCAGCGCAAGGACAAGCGGAAGGCCATTAGGACGTGGTGCCGGTTCGTGAGAGAGGCGCTGAATGGCTAGGATCCGATCCATCAAGCCCGAGTTCTGGGTAGACGAGAAGGTCGTCGAGTTGTCCTTCCCCGCGCGCCTGCTTTTCATCGGCCTTTGGAACTTCGCCGACGACGACGGCCGCATGGCGTACTCGCCGAAGAAGATCAAGATGCAAATCTTCCCCGCCGATAACGTGGACACTTCGGAGTTATTCGGGGAACTTCGGCGGAACTCCCTGATAGACATTTACACAGTTGATAACACGGAATATTTGCAGATAAAGAACTTCGCCAAGCATCAGAAGGTCGACAAGAGAACCCCATCAAAACTTCCATCCCCGCCGAATTCCCCCGAATCCCCCGGAACTGTCCCGACGGAAGGGAAGGGAAGGGATCAAGGAATGGAAGGGAAGGGAGGAGAAGAAGAAGAAGCCGGCAAGCCGGCCACCCCTGGCTGCCCGCATCAGGAAATCATCGCCCTCTATCACGAACTCTTGCCATTGTGCCCAAGGGTGAAGGTCTGGAACGAGACACGACAAGGCTATTTGCGAGCTAGGTGGAGAGAGAGAGACAAAAACCAGTCGCTTGATTTCTGGCGCGACTACTTCACGCACGTCAGCAAATCGAAGTTCCTGACAGGACAAGCCAACGGGCGTCCGGGGATGCCACCATTCGTGGCCGACCTGGAGTGGCTAATAAAGCCCGAGAACTTCGCCAAGGTGCTTGAGGGCAAGTACGACAGGGAGGCCGCATGATGGACGCTATCAAGCCCCCCATGCACAGCATCGAGGCCGAGCAGTCCGTCCTGGGCGGCCTGCTGCTCAACTCGGCCACGTTCGACCTGATTGCCGACACGATCACCGATGCGGATTTCTACCGCGCCGAACATCGGGCGATCTTCCGCGCCATCTCAGCCCTCGTGTCTGAGGGCCAGCCCGCCGACGTGGTGACGACGAGCGAAACCCTCAAGGCTCGGGGCGAGAAGGTTGAAATGTCTTACCTCGGACAACTGGCGAACGAAACACCATCGACCGCCAACATCAAGGCTTACGCCAAGGTCGTGCGGGACAAGAGTGTTGAACGCCAACTCGCGTCTGCCTCCATGCAGATCGGGGAGATTGCCTACGGCGAAGGCGACACCGCGCACAAGGTAGACCGGGCGCAATCCATCATCAGCGCCATTGCCGAAGAGCAGACGAGCGGCGGCCCTGAACTCGCGGGAACGGTCCTCAAGCGGTTCGTTGACCAGCTCGACGCCCGCATGAAGAAGGGCGGGGATCTGTTGGGGCTCTCCACCGGCTTCAAGGATCTGGACAGGCTGACCAGCGGACTTTCCCCCTCTGAACTCATCATCGTTGCCGGTCGTCCTTCGATGGGCAAAACAGCCTTTGCGATGAACCTTGCCGAGCAAGTGGCGGTCAACGCCAAGCTGCCGGTTCTCGTGTTCAGCATGGAAATGAGCAGCGAGCAGTTGGTGGCCCGCTCCATCGCCAGCCAAGGGCGCATCGACCTGAACAAGGTTTTGCGCGGGGACATGGACTCAGACGAGTGGAAGCGGATGACCCAAGCGTCGGCAAAGCTCAACACCTCCAAGCTCATCATCGACGAAACCCCAGCCCTAACGGTGTTGAGGCTCCGCGCCGCTGCCCGCCGCCAGCATCGTGAACACAAGCTCGGCGCCATCGTCGTGGACTACCTGCAATTGATGGACGGGCAAGGGGAGAACCGCACCAGCATCGTGGGGGAGATCAGCCGCGGACTCAAAGCCCTTGCAAAGGAACTGAGCGTCCCCGTAATCGCGCTTTCACAGCTTAACCGCAGCCTGGAGACGCGCCAGAACAAGCGCCCCGTCATGTCAGACCTCAGAGAGTCTGGCGCCATCGAGCAAGACGCCGACCTGATCCTGTTCGTCTACCGCGATGAAGTGTACGACGAGAACAGCGCCGCCAAGGGAACGGCCGAGATCATCATCGGCAAGCAGAGAAACGGCCCGCTGGGAACCGCTCGCCTGACATTCCAAGGCCAATTCTGCCGCTTCGAGAACTACACCGGCGGCCCTATCGAAAACGTAGTCCGCCCGAAGCAATGGCGCGGCGGCATGGACTATGACTGAGGCGCTGGAGAAATTGCAGGCAATGGCCGACAAGGCAGCGCAGGCGAAATCAGCCCAGCGCGAAGCCCTCAAAGCCCAATACCCCGACATACACGACTTCATCGTGAAGCTCGAAGAAACATTCGGCCCGGTAACGGGGAAGGTTAAACGCAGATGAAGTGGACGCCCGAAGAATTGACGACGCTCTCTCGGCTTTACCCCGACACGCCAACTGTCGAGATAGCCAAGCGCCTGAACCGCACCGAGCCCCAGGTCTACAACAAGGCCAACGGGCTCGGACTGCGCAAGAGCGCGGCGTATCTAGCCAGCGCCCACGCCTGCCGGCTTCGGGGAGATGTCGGCGCAGCCAATCGCTTCAAGCCCGGCCACGCCCCGCACAACAAGGGCAAGAAAGGCTGGGCCGCTGGAGGCCGGGCAGCACAAACGCAGTTCCAGAAAGGCCAGATCAACGGCAGGGCGGCCGAGCTTTACAAACCAATTGGCAGCGAGCGGATAAACGAAGACGGGTATCGGGAACGCAAGGTCAGCGACACGGGCCGGACGCATGAACGCTGGAAGGGCGTCCACGTCCTGCTGTGGGAAACCCATTACGGCCCGATCCCATCGGGATATGCCGTGTGCTTCATTGACGGCAACAAGCAAAACATCACGCGGGAGAACCTAGTCCTGCTAAGCCGCAGTGACCTGATGCGCCGCAACTCCTACCACAACCGCTACCCGAAAGAGATCGGGCGGCTCATTCAACTGCGCGGCGCCCTGATGCGCCAGATCAACAAGAGGGCGAGACATGAAAAACAAGATTGAGGATTTACGCAATCACCTGTTTGCGACCCTGGAGGCGTTGCAGGACGAAGAGAAGCCGATGGAGCTGGGTCGAGCGAAGGCCATCGCGGAAGTCGCGCAGGTCATCATCAACTCGGCCAAGGTGGAGGTGGACTTTATCCGCGTGACCGACCATCGCAGCGGGACCGGCTTCATGTTGCCAGCCAACAACCTCAAGGCGATCAAGAGTGCCTAACCTGATCATCCGCACCGACGCCCACAAAGCCCGCTGCCTGGAGACTATCGCCAATCTCAGTCCGGGCAAGGTGTGGGAAGTAGAGGTTCGGGAGTACGTCAAGAAGAACAGTCAGAGCCATCGGAATTACTACTTCGCTGCCGTTGTCACGCCCATCGTCATGCAGACCGGCAACGACAAGGAGACGGTTCACCAATACCTCAAGGAACAGTTTTGTCCGCCGAAGGAAGTGGAGATTTTCGGCAAGAAGATGTGGGTTAAATCAACAAAACTCCTCAGCACTCCCGAAATGCTGTCCTACTGCGAGCAATGCCAAGCGTGGGCCATTCAGGAGCTGGGCGTTAACTTTGGAGAGTGAAATGGAAACGATGTTTCAGTGGTTAGGTTTGGTGGTGGCATGGGTGGTTGTCGGTCTCATAGCGTGGGGCCTGTTCAACTGGACCATTGACGGAATCAGGAATCTGTACGACCGGATGATTTCGTCGGCTCGGTTTCAGGAGCGCCAGAACCTCGGGCAGGAGATCGCCGTTCAGGCGCACTGGTTCAGCGAGAGCAAAGAGGCGGCGACCGTTCTGCGAGTCCTGGGCGAGCGGCTTATCAAATACCCGGGTCATCGTTACGACGCCGAAGGAGTACGGGAAGAGTGGCGCAGGAAGCTGGACGAGAAATGACCAACAAAGAAAAGGCGCACCTCGCCAGCGTGGCAAGCCTCGGCTGCATTCTCTGCCGCCATCTGGACCTCGGCGAGACGCCAGCGGAGATACACCATCCCCGCGAAGACCAGGGCATGAGCGAACGTGCAAGCAACTGGCTCGCCATTCCGCTCTGTCCCGAACATCACCGGGGCGATTCCGGCGTCCACGGCCTGGGCACACGCGGGTTTGAGCGCCGTTACAAACTCTCTGAGCTTGACCTGTTGGCCCTCACCTTGGAGGCCCTAGCATGAAACTCGCCAAAGCCACCGCCTGTCTCGCACTCCTGCCCCTCTGCATCCTGGGCGGACTCTTGATCGGCCTTATCGTCGGCGTCGTCTACACCGTGAGTCTGGGGAATCAACTGTGGAGGGCTTTTAGATGAGAACGCAACGGTTCATCGCAGGTAAGGAGGAGATCGGCAAGACCTACGTCCACCTCACTATCCGCGAGCTTTACAAAGAGAACGGAAAGACAGGCGTCACCATGGCCCGTTGCGAATGTAGTTGTGGGAAAGAGGTACACGCCCGCGCCACAGACATCAAGCTCGGAAGACGTACATCCTGCGGGCACACCAGGAGACGGCCCAAAGAGCGCAACTGGGAACGAGAGGAAAAGATAGCGATGGGCAACACCGCCGCAATACAACGGTTCCTGACGACATATCGGGTAGGGGGTGAGAGTGCCGAAACGGGTTGACGCCAATCAGAAAGAAATCGTGGCCGCTCTCCGCAAGGTCGGGGCCACGGTGCAGACGCTCCACGAAGTTGGAAAGGGGTGCCCCGATTTGCTGGTTGCGTTTCGTGGCGTGAATTACCTCCTTGAGGTCAAGGACGGCAAGAAGACGCCGAGCAAGCAACGGCTAAACGAAGACGAGCAGGAATGGCACGCCAAGTGGGGCGGCCCAGTTCATGTTGTCCGCTCAGTGGACGAGGCAATCAGGGTTTTAGGAGCCCAGACGACTAGCTGTTATTCAACTTTAGTCGCCAATGCGACTGGTGGTGAGCAATGAAATTCAGGAAAAAGCCGGTAGTGATAGAGGCAGTTCAATTGCGGTGGACAAACTGGAACGAGCTGTGTGACTTCATGGGTGGCCTTATCTCACCAGATAACCCGGCGCGCTCCGTGGATACCTTCTCGGACAATTGTGGCGAGGTCGGGCCTTACATTGAGTTGACCATTCCCACGCTGGAAGGCGACCACACCGCAAAGCACGGCGACTGGATCATCAGGGGCATTAAAGGCGAATTTTACCCCTGCAAGCCTGACATCTTCGCTGCTACCTACGAGGTAGTCACAGACCACGGCCTAAACCCCGACTACCCCGAACACCGCCCACTACATGAATCGGAGGGGTGTTAGATGAAGGTGGTCACGCTTTACGAAAGCAACTACCGCGATCCCGTCACAACCCTGCGGGAACTAGCAACAGCCATTGAGGACGGAAAGTACGGCCCAGTCGGTTGCTGTGCCGTTGCCGTAATGGGGGAAACGCTGGAGATATTCGGCATGGGGCCGGATTCGGAATCAACGACCGTGCACCTTGTGTTCTGTGCCGCCGCCCAGAAGTTGCAGGCTGCTTTGTTAGCCCCCGACCAGGAGAGCCAATAGATGTCCGAGACAAAGAAGTGCCGCTTCTGGAACCACGAGTGGACACCATGGAAGGACATCGACAGGGTGCAGAAATATGGGCCGTTCAACAACCTGAAAAATACCGGGATAGAGCAAGAACGCCGGTGCAAGAACTGCGGCAAGGTCCAACTCCGTATTGAGTGGATGAGCAAGTGAACAAACAGGAGAGCCAATAAATGAAAATAGGCGCCGTCCGCCAGTGCATACACGACGCCCTGACCTGGGCCGACCAACAAAGGACGGAAATGGGTATGCTCGAATGGATGCGCTATCAGTGCCGTATTGAGCGGAGCTTCAAGGCCAACGCCTGGGCAACCGTGGATTTCCTGGAGGTGGGTTGGATTCTGGCCGCCATCAACGCACAACGGGCGCCCGTGCGGGCTTGGCTCAGATACGCCTACGGGGAAGAGAACAACCAATCCGACCTCGAAACCGTGGCCTCCGACGTGTACCTGGACAACTTCATCGACTTTCACCCCATAGAGCGCCACAAGGCCCTGTGCAAGTGCGCCGTGGATGATTACCGCCTGAGGCTCAGGCGCATGAAGGATATGCCGGTGGATGCGTATGCCCACCACATGGGAATGCCGACCAAGAATTGGATCAGGGACTACGACAAGAAGAAGGATGTTTGCCTGGATCGGGTGAAGCTCTTTGATAGTGAAGGGGTGGCCAACGTCTCTATAGTGGTGAGGCAGCTGCGCGGGGAGGGCGATTTCCCCAGTTTGGCCGACGCCCTAAAAGAAGCGAGCTGAGACTTGACTTGTGAGCCATTCCCATGGTAGAATTACCACGATGAAAAAAGTATGCATCGGTTGTGGCACAAATAACTAGGGTTCATCGTGTCCTAACCGATGCGCTCCCACGCATCTGCATTCGGGCGGGTTGCCTCAAAGATCCCGAGCCCGGGCAAAAGCACTGCGACCAGCACCTCCCCAAGCCAAAACAAAAGGGCAAGCTGTACCACCGAAAGGTGGAATCCCTTGTAAACGAACTCCACTCCAGCACCACTGTCTACATCGTGGAATGTAAGGAGCTGCGGGCGGTCAAGATTGGTATGACAGGGAACCTGACGAAGCGCATGTCCCAGCTTCGCCAAGGTATCCCGGTTCCGGTGGATCTTATAACCGCTTTCGCGGCACCGGCCTGGGTAGAGGAAAAGCTGCACGCCTACCTAGCCAGCTATGGCGTCAAGGGAGAATGGTTCAGGAAGGAGGGCGAAGTCCTGGCCATAATCAAGCTGGCTGAGAAGGCGGACGTACCCGGTATCGCTAAAAAGCTAATCGCGGCTGGCGTCTAGTCAGTAACGCAAGATCACCAAGGCTCGACCAGGAAACTGGCCGGGCCTTTTCTGTTTTGGTCCCACGTTCCCGCCTCCGCACACTAACCGGATTGAAGGGACTGAGGGCGTGGGGCCAAATCCTTTATGCAGGCGATAGCTTAGTGGCAGAGTACAGCTGGGGCCCCGTTAAACAACGAGCTGTGACATCGGTTCGATTCCGGTTCGCCTGCCATCCTTCCACGGGAGATCTCCCATGCTCTTCATCCAACTCGACGACGACACTGAGCTACAAATCGACATCCCCGAAGGTGTAAACGTTGTCGGCTTCTTCATCGGGGAAGAGGAAGAAGAGATCGAGGCGGCACCGGGGACACACTGATGGACGAACTTAACATCATCGCCAAACAGCTCTATGGCCGCGTAGAGGTCAGCTCCTGGCTTGAGTTTGACGGCACCAAGTACGTCGGCATGGGCATGAAGACCGTTTACGATCGAGACGGCAACGTGGTGGAGCGTGGAGAGCCCCAGCCGACCGGCCTTGTCGCGGAATACCGATGATGCCATTCCACGAGGACCAATTGCCGGAGCTGGCGCCACCCCAGGAGCGGTTCAGGCTGAGTAGTTTGGGCAATTGGCAGATAACGCCCAAGATCGCCCTTAAGCGCGGCAAGCTTGTATACGAGACCCAACCCTACACCGCCACAATGGGAGCCCGCGGGATAGGCTTGAGAGGCCCGGTAGGCGGGATAAACCTCGACACCCAAGTTAAGTACTCAGGAGACTGGCAGATCAACGGATCAATGCCGCTCCTGGGGGGAAACCTAGGCTTCAACGCCCAAGACACCGACGGCCAAAGACGTTATGGCCTCCGATACGAGAGATCATTCAGATGAACCCCGCACCACAAATGAATCCGATGGCAGGCGGCCCGGCAAGTCTTACCAAGATGCTCCGCGAGATGTATACGAAGGCCAACATGGCCGCACAGGAATCAGGCCAAGCCGCCCCCGATTGGGCCACCTGGCTACAAAGCAACGGCTTCCAAGAAGGCCCCGATGGACTCGCCATACCTGCCAGCCCTGATGCCGTACAGAAGCTAATCAACGCACAGCGAGAGTACCTGTAGTGGCAGCCCGCAAACGCAACTGGCAGACCAACAAGACCAGGGAGAAGATAAGGGACACGATCAACACAAAGAAGATCGTTGCTCGCTTGGAGAGTCACGTACTCTGTGAAGACCCAGATAATGAAATCAAAGACTTAGAAACCGGCGAAGTAAGAAAGCCAGGCAAGATGACCGCCACACAGATCAAGGCCGCCCAAGTCCTCCTAGACAGGACCATGCCAGTACTGAGTAGCGCAGAGATCACCGAGATCACTGAGGACAGCGACCCTCAAGCCCTGTTAGCCCAGCTCGCCAAGGTGCTGCCCAAGGAGATGATAGACATCCTGAAGGCCAAGTTCATGCCCGAGCACACAGCACCGGAGACGCTACAGTGAGTCAGCCCAGACTGTACGGCAGCTACATGCAGATGGTGGAGGATATGAGCGAGGGGGAGAAGAACGCGCTATACGCCAGACTCTTGGATAAGGTCGTTCACATATCACCAGTAGCCTACTACCAAGGCAGTGATGGTAGGTTGCGGCAGGTGGAGTGGTCACAGATACAAGACCCGGAGAAGTGGTGAGCGCAATGGACCAGACAATGACGCTCGGTCACTACGTACTCCATCGCAATGACTACGACGGAGAGTGGGTAGTAGTGATCGACACCAGGGACAACACACAGTCAGCGTTACACGAGCTCCAGATAGCGGCATTGATTGATGGGCTGAGCAAGGCAGAATAGGTAGTCCCTCGCCCCCTCACTCTCTCTCAAAACTCAACGAAACCAGACTACCTGATATCTAACCAGGTAGTCAGCCCATATCAATCAAGCACTTAGCCGCACACTGTGGCAGATTTGTGCCAGTAAATAGGCAAATAATCCTGGAAAATCCCCAGGGCCAGGGGTACGACCCCCCTTCCGGTCCCGAGGTCTAGACAATAGTCACATCCACATTTTTCGAGCCCAAAGCCGATGATCCGCATCCTTATCGAGAAGGCCGATTTAAGCCATCCCAAGCCCCTACACGGCCTTATATGGTACGAACAGGGGAAACCCGTGGGGACGGTACGCTTCCTCCAGAGCCTGCCTAGGAAGCAGGGACAGAAGGAATACGAGTGGGAAGAGGTTCCCATTGAGTGAATACGCAGAACTCTGCGAGGTCATAAACCAGTCAGAGTGCACCGCCGAGGAAAAGCGCTTCCTCAAGCGAGACATCAAGAGGGTTCTCAAGAAGCACGGCAAGATCGACTACCGGCTATTCCCACCCTCCTTCCGGTGGAACCTCTGCGCGGCAAGAATGCGACTGGGAAGGTTCGACAACTACGACGGCTGGGAATACAGAAGCGACTGGTCCGTTACCTTCCAGGGGTGGAATGGGTATGCCAACCCCCTCCCGAAATGGATGGGGCAGAAGGTAGACAGACTTCTGGTCCTGGGAGAGCAGGGAATAGGCGATGAAATCTTGTTTGCCTCCTGTATCCCTGAGTTGATCGTTCGGCTGGGGCATAAGGCGGTTGTCTTTCACACCTACCCCCGGCTGATCCCGATCATGGAGCGGTCTTTTCGGATCGAGTGTCTTCCGAGAAAAAACCTGTCCGACTACACGGACGGAGACGCGGTCGTCGCCTTGGGTGATTTGCTGATGTTCTACCGAAGACACCCGAGCCACTTCCCGAGAAAGCCGTACCTGAAACCCGACCCACAACGGGTCGAGTACTGGAAACAGAGACTTTCCGAGCTCGGGGACAAACCGAAGATCGGTATCGCCTGGCGAGCGAGGCATGGACGAGTAGACCCCGAGTCCTTGATGACCGAGGACGCGACCTACATCAACCTGCAATACCTGAAACAGCCGGATGGGAAATGGGAGGAAAAACTCCCCGAGGGCGTGGTTGATCTGGGTCTTGATCCCCTGGAAGACCTAAACGACCAATTCAACCTGGTCGCCGCCTTGGATCGGGTCGTCACCGTTACCCAAACCGTGTCCCACGTCTGCGGCGCGATTGGGAAAGAATGTCTAGTCATCCGCCCGCCGAAAGGCACAGGCGAGGTTAACAACTCCCTTTGGTACTACGGCACGGGCGGACCCATGATCCCCTACGGGAGTGTCCATGTCCGTTAACGACGAAGTATCGGAGCTGATCGGGCGACTGACTGCGGCCATGGTCAACTACCCCGAATTAGAACCCAGGCTGAGCAAGACCGTGGAAAACCTTCAGGGTCTCTTGGTCAGCCCCGAGCGGGGCATGCAGTACGCGATTGACGACCTACAAACCCTGTTCTTCCAACTCCACCGGGTGTTCGAGCGATTCCCCGAACTCCGGAAAGAGATCAAGCCGATTATCGAACTGATCGAGCACCTAATAGGACCCGCATGAGCGCAATTTGTGTTGTAGGCCACGGACCCTCCCTCGTGGGAAAGAAGCTGGGCGAGAAGATCGACCAATTCGATATCGTCGTCCGTTTAAAGGGCTGTGCTTCCGTTCTGGGAACAGCGGATTACGGCTCCCGCGCGGATGCCTTGTGCATGTCCACCGAGGTTCCTGGGCTCGTTTTCAACGTGATCGCCGGACAGTACTGGTTCTACCCAAAAAACGGCCATTACGACGAGGTGAGAACCTTCGACGTGGTCGCAAAGCGGGGCGCTCCTTTCATGATCCCGCTCGATCTTTGTAATCACTGGAACGGCAAGTTCCGGGAACTGGAGCCAAGTCACCAAAACGTCTCAACCGGCCTCGCGGCAATTGCGATTGCAGCCCATTACTACGAGCCCGAGCTGATCGTTTTAGCGGGATTCGACACCCTGCTGAACCCGGATGTGGAATTTACCCGGAACGACGCTATCCATCGAACCGGGGTTGGTCCTTCTCTCCACGACTGGAAGGCCGAAAACGTCCTTCTGCGGACGATCGAGAAGACTTACGACACCCAGATCGTGTCGATAGACGACGTAGAGCAAGAATGATCGTCGTCACGTCGTTCTCTAAGTCCGGCTACGAAGAGTACGGGCGCAATTGTTTAGAGTCTTTCGTCAAATACTGGCCCGGGAAACTTGTCGTTTACTACGAATCCCCGCCGGATTTTGAGCACGAGAAGATCGAATACCGGAATTTCTTCGAGATCGGCCCTGTTCCGGCCTTTTACACCTACCTCAAGTCGATTCCCGGCACGAATGGCCTGGTTGACGGTGGGTACGACTACAACAAGAACGCCTGGAAGTTCACCCGCAAGATTTTTGCCCAGTGGGATGTGCTGAAAGACCACAAAGGCAAGGTTTTTTGGCTGGACGCCGACGTGGAAACGACCAAACCCATCACCGAAGAATGGTTAGAGAGCCTTTTCGACGGAAAGGCCCTGTCATACCTCGGCCGGTCGAAGTTCTACACCGAAACCGGGTTTCTGGGGTTCGATACCGAGCACAAAGACTTTCCCGAATTCCTGGACCGCTACATCAACTGCCTGCGGAAGGGAATTTTCCTGACCCTAGAACGCTGGCACGACTGCGAAATATTCGATTGGGCGCGGGTTAACACCTCCGGGAACAACTTGTCGCCGTTCTTCAAGGTCAAGCGCGAGATGACCCTCGAAGAACTGGACGTCTTCGCGAGATCGGTCCTCGGCGAGTACATGACCCACTACAAAGGTCGTCGCAAGCGTGAAATATCGTCAGGAGTATAGGGCGCTTCACGAGGCGGGGAAGTTCAAGGGCTTCTCCGTCAAATCGTCCCTCAAGGAAATCGAACGACTGGTCAAGGAAACGGGCGCCAAGACACTGCTCGAC